GCGTGTTTATGCAGGCCGAACAAAAGAACCGTAATAATCGCTCATATCCAAAGCATATCATGGAGCGCGAGGTTAATCGATATGTCGATGAACATATCAAACAGAATCGTGCTTATGGTGAGCTAGGTCATCCATCAGGACCTACCATCAATCTTGAGCGTGTATCTCACATGATCAAAGAATTGCGCGAAGATGGAAATAATTACATCGGTCGTGCCAAGATCATGGATACACCATACGGTAATATTGTCAAGAATCTTATGGATGAAGGTGCTCGTCTTGGGGTATCTACTCGTGGTATGGGTTCTTTAAAGGAACGTAACGGTTGCATGGAAGTTCAAGATGACTTTCATCTAGCAACAGCTGCTGATATTGTCGCCGACCCTTCGGCACCAGATGCATTTGTGCATGGTGTTATGGAAGGTAAAGAATGGGTTTGGGATAACGGCATTCTAAAAGAAGTCGATATTGCAGGCTATAAAAATCGTATCAATGAAGCCGCTCGTTCACGTCGCACCGAAACAGAAGTGCTAGGTGTATTCCGCGATTTCATTTCAAAGCTTTAATAACCACATTTTTATAAATATCACAAGATCATCATCTAAGTCCCAAGGGAGACAGGAAATGAACGAAAGAAAGCAGATCGACGAGGTGGATGCCACTGGCGCTCACGTTCCCGATGCAGTTGGCAACAAAGTTACACCTCCCGGTGGCGATAAGGGTGGTGAACATGGTATCATCCGCACATCACCAACTTCTGTTGACCCTGCGTCACGTTCAGCGATGGTTTCAGCCATCGTGAATACAGTGACAAAGATGAAGAAGGGTGATCTGAAAGCAACATATGCAAAGGTCATGGGTCTACCTGACGGCGAACATTCTGCTCCTTTGCAGGGTACATCAAAGATTGCTCAACCACCTCGCGTAACATCAGAAGACCTAGATATCGCTGATGACGTTCGCGCTATCTTTGAAGGCGCTGAAGTTTCAGAAGATTTCAAGAACAAGGTTTCTGATATTTTCCAGACAGCTCTTGTTTCTAAGATCAATGAGAAGCTGGAAGAAATGGCATCTATTCATGAAGCCGAAATTGAAGAAACTGTCGATTCCCGCGTAACACAGGTTGTGGAAGAGCTTGACTCTTATCTTGACCACGTTGTTGAGCAGTGGATGGACGAAAATAAGCTGGCCGTTGAAACTGGCCTGCGTTCTGAAATTGTAAATTCATTCATGTCAGGTCTTCGCAACCTCTTTAGCGAACACTATATCGACGTGCCGGAAGGTAAGGAAGCTGTGGTTGAGCAACTAGCTGCTCAGGTTGAAGAATTGACAGATGCGCTGAATAGCGAAATTGAAAAGTCAGTTGAGCTTCGTGCAGAAAATGAAGCTCTAGTTTGTGGTGCGCTGATCGCGGAAGCGACAGAAGGTTTAACAGATGTTCAGGCTGAAAAGCTGCGTAAGCTTGCTGAGTCTGTTGAATTTAACGATGTTGAGTCATTCTCATCTAAGCTACAAGACCTCCGTGAAGGCTACTTCCCGTCAGGCCGTAAGGCTGCTCTGAAGTCAGTTCTCACAGAGTCTGCTCTTGATTCTGATCCCATTGAAAATATCAATGAGCAGACTTCAGGGCCGATGTCCGCTTATGTCTCAGCAATCTCACGCACCGTTAAAAAGTTCTGATCGGCTAAATAGCCAATATTCCTAGGAAAGGGAACTACCATGAATACAGAGTCTCTGATCCAGAAGTGGGGCGCGGTCATCGACCATGGTGACCTCCCCTCCGTAAAGGATTCACACAAGCGTGCCGTGCTGGCTCAGCTCTTGGAAAACCAAGAGTATGACTCACGCCAGCAAGCGATTGGTTCAGGCGGCTACCGCGCGCCTGGTCTGCTAGGTGAAGCTGCTCCCGCAAACGCGATGGGTGCTTCTTCATCTGTGGCTTCAGCAGGTAATATCGATATCTTCGATCCAGTGCTTATCTCACTGGTTCGTCGTTCAATGCCAAACCTGATCGCCTATGACATCTGCGGCGTTCAGCCAATGACAGGCCCAACAGGTCTGATCTTTGCTCTGCGCTCACGCTATGATTCACAGACAGGTACGGAAGCGCTGTTCAATGAAGCGAATACAACATTCACTTCAGCGGCTGCAGGTAACACAGCTTCTCGCTTCGTGGTTGCGAATACTTCAACTGGTCGCGTTCAGGACGGTTCAGATCCTACGGGCCGTGTGAAGGCTGGTGCTTCAGGCTACACACTGTCAACCGGCATGACAACATCACGTGCCGAAGCTCTTGGTGACGGTTCATCCAATGCATTCCAGCAAATGGCGTTCTCAGTCGAGAAGGTTGCCGTGACCGCTGTGTCTCGTGCGCTGAAGGCTGAATACACCATGGAACTGGCGCAGGATCTGAAGGCTATCCATGGTCTGGATGCCGAATCAGAACTTGCGAACATTCTGTCTGCTGAAATCCTTGCGGAAATCAACCGCGAAGTGGTTCGCACAATCAACTACACCGCCACGGCCGGCGCGCAAGAAAATGTGACTTCAACAGGCACATTCAACCTTGACGTTGACTCAAACGGTCGCTGGATGGTTGAAAAGTTCAAGGGTCTGCTGTTCCAGATCGAGCGTGAAGCTAACCAAATCGCGAAGGCAACTCGTCGCGGTAAGGGCAACGTGATGATCTGCTCATCAGACGTTGCTTCAGCTCTGTCAATGGCTGGTGTGCTTGACTATACACCTGCTCTGTCAGCGAACCTTCAGGTTGATGACACAGGCAACACCTTTGCTGGTGTGCTTAACGGTCGCATCCGCGTCTACATCGACCCGTACTTCTCATCATCAACTGGCAAGCAGTATCTGACAGTTGGCTACAAGGGTTCTTCAGCCTTCGATGCCGGTCTGTTCTACTGCCCGTATGTGCCGCTCCAGATGGTTCGTGCCATCGGTCAGGACACATTCCAGCCGAAGATTGGCTTCAAGACTCGTTACGGTATTGTGGCCAATCCGTTTGCTACGTCAAATGCTGATGGTTCAATCGGTTCATTCGGCGATGCGAAGGCAAACATCTACTATCGCTTTGTCGCCGTGACAAACCTGATGTAATTCATCAGAACACGGTTAGTGTTAGAGAGCTCCGCAGAGAAATCTGCGGAGTTTCTTTTTGTGCGGCGCCTAAATAGGTAGGGAGGAATCGATGAGCACCATAACAGACCAACCTACCAATTTGAATTATCTTTCGCCGTTAGGGTTTAAGTTTACCCTTCGTCGTCTACCGATGGTCAATTATTTCTGCCAGTCGGTCGATATCCCTGCGATTAGTATGACACCAATCAATACACCAACACCAGTAGGTACATTAGTAAGGCCTGGTGATAAGATTGCATATGATCCTCTGACCATCACATTTCGTGTCGATGAAGATATGAAAAATTATATTGAGATGGTTAACTGGCTTGAGGGTCTTGGTCACCCGAATACACTAAAGCAGCTTCGTGATCTATCCGCATCTTCACCTCTTGCGACACCAAATACAATAGGTAGCGCAATGACTCTTACCTCAGATGCTACGCTAACAGTATTGACAAGTCATAAAAATCCCGGATTGAATGCTTTCTTTAGTGATGCATTTCCTACTAGCTTGTCAGCACTTAGATTTACATCAATGGCCAATGATGTTGAATATCTTGAAGCTACAGCTACATTTTCTTACAGAAAATATACATTAGAACGCATTTAGTTCTGTACATTTGCCTAGAAACCTGGTATTATGGCTAGATGATGAAAACACAAGACATTCTCGACATGTGGGTTATCGACACGAAATTGGATGACCTAAATTTGGACCTTGAGAGCATCAAGGTCCCAATGCTTCATGGAAAATATTTGGCGCTGCTTTCAAAAGAGCGTGCTAAAGTTCGTGAGCTAACCGCTAACAAAAAGACGCTTACACGATTGCTGATTGCTTATTATTCAGGCAAGGCCACTCAAGACGAACTTGAAAAGCTAGGTCGTGATCAATTCATGGAGCGCGTCATAAGAGGTGATATTGATGAGCGAGTGAATAATGATGCAGCCATGATACGTCTTGAATCAATGCTGGGTCTTCATCAAGAATGTGTGATGGTTCTTGAGGAGATTATGAGATCAATAAACAATCGAGGCTTCCAGATCAAAAATGTAATTGACTGGCGCAAGCTAACCGTAGGTATGAAATGACCGAGCAGGTACATATTCTCAAAATCGATGAATCAACCATGCGCCTGCAATGCTCAGGTTCTGTTGCGAGAGAGGTATCAGAAAACTATACCTTCGAAGTACCTGGCGCAAAATTCATGCCGACTTATAGAAGCAAAGTCTGGGATGGTAAAGTTCGTCTATTCAATGCTCGCAATTATACAATGTATGCAGGGCTAGCCCATAGCGTTAGATCATTTTTAGAAAAATCTGGTTATGATGTATCAGTTGATGATGATCTTATTTCAGAAGATGAAGCATCATTAGTCGAAATCCAAGATTTTATTCGCGACCTAAAGCTACCAGTAGAGCCTAGAGATTATCAGATGCGCGCGCTTGCATTGGCCATTCGTATGCGCCGCGCTGTATTCATATCACCCACGGCCAGCGGCAAATCCATGGTTGCATATCTTATATCACAATGGTTTGGCGGTCGCACATTAATTGTGGTGCCTACAGTATCCCTGGTTATTCAGATGGTCAAAGATTTTCAAGACTACGGATATATCGGTCAGATACATGGAATCAGAGGCGGTCAAGAAAAGAAAGCTGTAGATGGTGTTACCGTATCTACTTGGCAGTCCGTATATGAGATGGGTGAAGAATTTTTCTCCCAGTTTGATACTATCATCGGTGATGAAGCGCATCTTTTCAAGGCTAAAAGTCTTATCAATATAATGACTAAGATGCCTTCAACAAAATATAGATTTGGTATGACTGGTACGTTAGATGGTTCTGAAGTCAATGAACTTGTTCTAGAAGGTCTATTTGGTAAGATTGAAAGATTGGTCAAAACCAAAGATTTGATGGATGCAGGCCATGTTGCAGATTTAGCAATCAAGGTATTGGTTTTAAAGCATCCCCAACCTTTGTCAAAAGATGCATCTTACCAAGATGAAATTGATCGTATAGTATCAAATGAGGCTAGAAACAAATTCATTCGTAATTTAGCCTTGTCGCTCAATGGTAATACCTTAGTGCTATATGCATTGGTTGAAAAGCATGGTGAGATATTAAATCAAATGATATCCGCTAAAGCTGATGAACGAGGCAAGATTGTATCTTTTGTTCATGGTGGCACAGAAGCAGAAGATCGTGATGGTATCCGCACATTAGCAGAGTCTGGCGATAACAATATTATCATAGCATCTTATGGTACGTTTAGCACTGGTATTAATATTCGTAATCTACACAATGTAATCTTTGCTAGCCCAACTAAGAGTCGAGTGCGTACCTTGCAATCTATCGGCCGTGGCCTTCGCAAAGGTGATACCAAAGACTCTTGCACCTTATTTGATGTGGCCGATGACATGTCAAGCAAGACTAGCAGAAATTATACTTTGAACCACTTGATAGAGCGCATCAAGATGTATAATCAAGAAGGGTTTAAGTATGAGATGCATACCATAAAACTTAAAGAGTAATATAGTATACCCTGTAAACGGCAAGGCCTATTATACCAGGAGATTATAAAATGTCAAGCAAAAAACATTATGTTAAGAACGCAGACCTATACGCAGCCATGGTTGAATACCGCAAGGCGGTAACTGAAGCAATAGAGAAGGGTGAACAAAAACCGCGAGTGCCTTTCTATATCGGCGAGTGTATCATGAAGATTGCGACGCATCTAGCCTTCAAGCCTAACTTCTCAAACTATCCATTTCGTGAGGAAATGATTTCAGACGGCATCGAAAATTGTCTGCAATATATTGGTAATTTTGACCCAGGTAAGTCTCAGAACCCATTTGCATACTTCACGCAGATAATCTATTTTGCTTTTATTCGACGCATTCAAAAAGAAAAGAAATATCTTTATACAAAATATGCGGCCATTGAGAGAGCAAATCTCATGGATGAGACAAGTGATGTTCAAGAATCTGACAAGCGGTCTGGGTCTAGATTCAATGATGATGTTAGCTACGGTGAATGGTCGCAAGAGCAAATGGAAAAATTCATGACCAGCTTTGATGAGAGCAGGCGAAACAGAAAGAAACGTAAGAAAACCATTGACAAGGTAGAACAAGACGTGATATGATGGCTGTATGAAAGTTGCAATAGTCACAGATACCCATTTTGGCGCTAGAAATGATAGCTCGGATTTCCTCGATTATTTTGTGAGGTTTTATGATGAGCTATTTTTTCCTACCCTAGAATCCAGAGGCATTAAAACTATATTACATCTAGGTGATATAGTTGATCGCCGCAAATTTATATCATATGTCACTTTGAGGCGTATGCGGCAATGCTTTATCGATCGTTTGGTCGATTATG